CCGTCTCTTTCTTCAGTAAGAATATCTACTGATTCGATTTCTTCGGAAATTAGTTTCATCCTAGTTGTACCTCCTGAACGTATGCTTCACACCCATCAGAAGTTTCAGGGTAGAGAACTGGAATTACGGATTTTGCTACAGTAGCAGTGCCAGTAAATGCTCCGGCACCGGATGCGTCATGACTAACAGTGATGGTTTGAGCGTAGTCATTCCATTGCTGTGGGGTCGATACTGCGGTCACTTCTTTATGTACCGCATTGTAATCGGCAACAGAAGAACCACTGACAGTTACATAATCACCAACCCTGATTTTGGTATCTTGGGCATTAAGTGTTAGAACCATTGGATCTGCAGCGGTTGCTGCGGTCACCGTTGCGTTTGCTGGGTGACCAACACGGAGAAGTTTTTCACCGTTCTTGTTTACGTGGCAAGTAACAAGACCAACACCACCAGAAGTAGTCGTGTTGCATACACCGATGTGACCGCTCTTCTTTTCGTCATTGACGGAAATAGAAAGGGTGCCAGTCTTGATTACAATGGCGTCCTTAGTTACAGCGGTAGCATTTGCTGATGCAATCTTACCTACATTTTGTACTGGACGGATTGGTTGTGATGCGCTCATTCTTCCTCTTGAGGTTCTGGATCAACTTCAGGTTCGGGTTCGGATTCGGTTTCAGGTTCAGTATCGAGTTCTGCTTCTACCTCTTGTTCCTCTGGTTGTTCAGGTTCTTCTGGTGTTTCTGGTTGATCACCGAAAAGACCTGCGGCAACATCGGGACGCATGGCATCAACTTTTTCGCCTGCTTTGGAATAAAGAACACCCTTAATATAATCTGATACTTCTGAGGGAGAAGCATCACCAATCATTTTGTTAATCAGTTCAGCAGAATCCATAATTTACTATAAAGTGATGTATTTATTTATCAGTTAGATCTTTGCTTTTTTAATATCGATGCCGGGAGACTCGGTTGCCGACTCATCGGGCGCAGGATCTTTGCCGTTTTTGCCCAAATCAGTATTGGCACCATTCATTGCCAATTGACCCTGCATCATCATTTGTTGAGTTTCCAACGGCACACCCGTGCCCATTGAATTTTCTTCTTCCATCTCAGATTCCATATCAATGATCTCCTCATCCGTTTGGCGAAGGATCTTACGCTTAACATAGTCTCTACTATAGTAAGTACCTATGTAGGGTTCAATCTGAACCATCAAATTTAAACGCTCGTTCATTAACTCTGCCTCTTTCAATTCGGCAAAGTGATTGTCATACAGATAATCGAACTGAATATGTTCAGACATCTGCTCCCAATCTTCAGGAGTGACAATGTTCTTGAGGATTAGTTGTGTCCTGAGTAGATCCAGAAACAGAGCAGAAAAACGCTTGCGGAGACGACCAACGAACTTAGAGAACATAAGTTCATCACGAAGAATCTCGCTGCTTCTTCCTAGATTAAAACCTCCGTCAGCGCCAATACGAGACTCAGGTACATTAAGACTTCTATAAAGTTTTTTCTGGAAATAATCTACGTCTGTCAGTTCACCCAGATTTTGTCCGCCAGGCAATGTTGAGATCTCAGTACCACGACCACCTTCGCGACGAGGCAACCAGAAGTCTTCCAACATGGACATGAACTTCTTGTCGTCTTTAATCTCACCGGTGTTCGCATCGTATACAAGTTTGTTACGATAACGACTCATGACATCGCGGAGATATTGCTCTGCCTTTACTTTTGGTAGATTGCCAACATCAATGTAGAAAATTCTACGCTCTGGCGCACGCGACATGCGATAGATGACCAGTGAGTCCTCAATCATTCTAAGTTGATTAAGAGACTTAATTGCCTTATGTAGATAAGACAATGTGATGTGCTTATTACGATCTACAAGACCAGAAGTAACATGACAGATGGCATCTTTGGCAATCCTAATGCCTTTGCCATGCATGCTTCCATACTTCTGTGCTGTACCCTGAGGATAATATGTATAGAACTCTACGATCTCAGCATCTTTGCTTTTATTGGCATTCTGTAAATCCTGCATGGGAGGAGATACATTGCTTCTATTAGCATCATCTTTAGGTTTGATACGCATAAATTTAATTTTAAGCGGATCAATATAACGCACCTCTTTCAAACCTTCTTCAGGTTTTTTAAGGTCAATAACTTTATGATAGAAAATTCTTCCGTCAACATACCAGTTGCGGAAGATCTCATGAGATTTTTTATCGAACTCAAGCGTATCTTTGATATACTTAAACTCGTTTCTGATAACCTTCTTCAGACTCGCACTGGTTTGGAGGTTATCTAAATCAATTTCAATAGGACTATCGTTCAAATCTGAAACGATAGCTTCATTCACAACATGTTCAATAGCGGTGTCACACTCGGGGTGCAGCGCCATGTTGCGATACTTTCTGATAATGTCAAATTCAGTTTTGTAAACACCTTCGATGTCTACATACTGACCGTAAAAACCAGAAGAAAGGTAATAGTCAGACCCATCCTCGTCATTAGGAGTGACAGGACTAACTATACCTTTTGATTTCTGGTCCTCATCATCAATAGAGAATCCAAAAAGTTTCGCCATTACATACGGTCTTTTCGTCTATTTATGATGTTAGACGATGGAGTTCTTTGTGTCCTTATCGAACGCTTCCCAGTACTGGACCTGCAAGGTCACCTGGAACTCTTCGATCACATCAGCATTATCATAACTTAGTTCAATAGCAGAAATTGAACTAGGCCAGCATCCCTTCATTCTGTAAGAACGAAGAACTGGCAATGAGTTTTTATTCTCCTCACCAGTCTTTTCAAGTGTATTACTGCCACGACCTAGTTGGTGGACAACCCAATCTGCCTGATAATCTGATGGATTTACGGCACCAGAACCATCAGATACTTTGAGAATGAAGTTTGACCACTTCTCAAAAGCTTCTCTGATGTTAAAGTCACCATCGTTCAAAACTGTGATAGTCCAAGGATCAAATCTTCTATCACCAGCAACTTTTAGTTGGCGTCCACGGAAGGGGACTACAACCTCAGCTACGTTAGAAGCAGGGAGCTGTGCTCCCTTAATCATCATGCGAAATTTATCGTCAGATTCAATAGTATTAATAGGAGCAATATTCTTAATTGGTCCAGGAAAATTGAACTCGACTTCAAATAAATTAGGACGAGCACCACCCTGAAGAAGACGACTCTTAAAACCGTCGATGGTGCGTTCACCGATTGGTGGAATGTTACGTGTTAATGACATTAGTGTTTACCTCCTGATCAAACTGTGCCGACTACTTCTGAGAAAGATACGCCCGTGCGGGTGGCGACGAACGTCAGACCGACGAAGTTGATCGATCTTGCTGGTTTTACAAAGATGTCCGCTACAAACTCATTGCGGTCAATAACATCTGGTGTGTTGTTAGTATCGTCACAAACAAGTAGGAACTCTGTGATACCACGTTTTGCCTGAACATCACGTAGGAATGGTTCTACGATGTTAACAAAGTTTGTTCTTGTGCCAGCATCATTGAATTCAAAGAGTTGTGCGTTAGCAGCACTCTCAATTGATTTCTCAAGAGTGATAAAGAGACGGCGAACGTTGATACGATCAAAGGCGCTATCAAATGCGAGAGCAGTCTTATCACCGAATAGAACTGTGCCCGAACCAGGAAGTGTGACTACCGGGTTGATTCTAGAACTATACAATTGATCTCTAGCATCCTGACCAGGATTGAATGCCAGTTTTACAGCGTTTGCTAGAGCACCACGAGTGGTGCCAGCAGGTGAGAACCAAGGGAACTGATTTACGTCAGTTCTTACCATCAAACCAGCGATGTCGTTAGACAGTGGAATGTAGTTGAATCTCTGGTTGAAGCGGTCATAAGCGTACTGATAACCACTATCAAAGATAGCATAAGATGAAGAACTCAAAGGAGCAAAGAACTCAAGCACGTTTGTGAGTTGAGTTGCTGCGTTGGTTACCCCTACAGTAGCACCTCTGTTAGGTGAAATAGTAGTAACACAATCCTTACGAACCTCACAGATACTGATTAGTTTCTGTGCCTTCGCTTGCTCTTCTTCTCTAGATCTGAATGCGCTACCTTGTAGTAGGAAACGAATGTCTGAGTTTACAGGATCGGCAAGTTTGTCGTAACTGGTTAGAATGTCACCAAGACTTGCGTCATACTGACCAATTGATCCCTTGTAATCCTTACCACCCGACAATCTGTAGGATACAGAACCTAGGGAGTTAAAGTTTACATTTGCTGCATCCTGACCCCAAGCGCCAGCACCAGCGGCAACTGGAGTTACACCAGAACTGAAACCGTTTGCTAGAGGTTCTGTGTTGCGGAAGGTATCAGCAGCGTTCACTGGTGATACACCGGCAAAGATATACTCAGAGTTTTCTGCGAGGAAGTCTCTATAGTAAGCAGCTTTGTTTGGACTTACTTCAGTATCTTTTGCTTTAGACAGGTTACCGAACTTCTCAAGAATGTTATTGGGAGTTCCAGTAATTTTTCCGTCGGAGTCGATAACAACAACGTTAAGTGCGTCGTTATTACCACCTCTTTCTGCTACGTAACCATTAGTTCTTGGTCTTGGTAGTAGAGTTCTCCAGGATACAGTCGTGGTATCTTGTCCGCCATCAGCGACAGATGTCAAAGCATTCTGTTGATTGTACCAATCAGAAGCAGATCCAGTGCTGGTAGTAAATCCTAGAGCAGCAGCGACAGAAGAGATTCCAATCGCAGCGTTCTGGAATGACAGTTGAGAATTTTCTTGGTAGTTTCTTGCGGTCTCCAGACCAGCAACTACAACTGAGGTGACCTTAACATCAATGAAACCAGCACCAACCTTGGTGATGATACCCTTAAGATGATCGTTTACACCAGGAGTTCCAGTTGTACCGATACCGATGTTTGTACCACCCAGTTTTTGGGTTACCGCCATACCGACGACAACACCCTTGGTACCAATGGCACCGCCACCGATAGCAGGGAAAGCACCTGCGGTGTTAACACCTGAAATTCTTTGGTCGGCAGCGTTGTCAATAACGCAAACTTTTAGACCGTCACCCCAAAAACCAGGGTTCTTTGCGATCCAGTAGGCGCTTGTGATGCCTGTGAAATTGTTGTTATAGTTGTCAAGATTCTCAATGGTTAGACCAGCAACCGATGAGACTCCAACAGCGGCGTTAGAGTTGACTAGATCAGAACCACCTGCTCTAACAACATCTAGTTGACCACCATAACCTAGGAAGTTTGAGGCAGCATACCACGTTTCATAGTGGTAATCTGTGAGACCTGCTCCAGGACCACCGAAGACTTCTACTAGTTGATTTTCTGTAGTGATTCTGGTTACTTCATTAACAGGTCCCTGTTTGAAAGGACCGGCAATACCAGCGGCGACGTTGATAGAAGCGTTTACCCCGCCACGGGTTAGATCAACCTCTCTTACACTAATACCTGGGGACGATAAACGTAGTGCCATCCTAACTCCCGCATTACCCTTTTAGACTAAAACTATTTAGAAAAAGGGATGTTTTAATGGAGTGAACAATGCGTGAACCCTACCAATCAGGATATTCCCAATTTGAACGAACTTTCTTTTTTCTAGTGCTTGTAATTCTACTCTTCGCACAATCCTTACATTCATAAGAATATGCTGATGGTGTGGTTCTGTCGTTCTTGGTTCTATAAAAATCGTTCAAAAGATCTTTCTTCTGACCACATTTTCTACATACTCTTTCAGTAAAAAGTAAATGGTCTAGTAAAAATTGATCTTCAAATTCCATTACTCAAAAATCTCTGGTTAAGTAGTTATGTTTGGATTTTGGTTTTAGATGCTCAATGTCACCCCACCTAGATGAAAGAATTTTTTTAAATTTTATGTTCATTGCCTTTGCCATTGACATGCAAGTATCAACATCTTTTTCATTGTAATTGAACACAATGTATTGCCAGGTTGTTTTATTTCCCATAGAGGCACATCTCTTCATTATATTAAATAATTTTTCACCATCTTGATTGACTCTATACTTACTACTATCGGCAGGTAAACCATCAATACCGAATACCCATTCGACATCATGATTTTTAGTTATTAGAAACGCCCTGGTAAACCAGGATTGTGATCTAAAAGATGCCGCAACACTGATTACCAAACTAACATTTTTTCTAATAGCAATTTTTAGTAGATTGAAAAAGTCATCATGGTGTGTTGGATCT